TGCTCGGGGAGACGCGATAATGAGTGAACGGAAGTTCAAGCCCGGCGCGTTCTACTGGGCGAGGCCGACGTGGGACGTCGACTTCACGCCGCCCGGCTTTGACCCGAGTGAATTCACCGACGAGGCGCATGCGGCGAGCCGAGAGCACTGGTTGCAGAATGAGCAGCCGGCGCGCTTTGACGGCTACGGCGAAGATGGTGAAGAGCACTGGATTTGGCTCGGTATCGATGCGCCGCGCGAAGGTGGTGACATCTGGTGGCCGCCGTGCCGGGTCGGCGAGGAGATCGTGCAGTGATGTTCGGCCTCGGCGCCGTCGTCGGGTTTCTCGCCGGTTGGGTCGCCGCGGCGCAAGTCATGCGTTGGCTGCGTAATCGCTCGCGGCCGCGGGCGTTTGGAGTACGGAAGCGATGAGCCTTGTCATAGCTTTCGTTGCGGTTGGCGTGGCCGTTTCGCTCGATTTCGGACTGGGACTCGGCGCGTTGTTTACAATCTGTTTTTTCTGGGGTGCGGGAGCTTTCGGATGAGCGAACTTGACGATCTCGAGCGTGATTTGCTTGAAACAGCGAACGTGTGGTTCGCACAGAGCCTGCATCTGAAGCTGCAGCGGTTGATCGTGATCGCGCGCCAGGGCGAGCGGGCGATGGCGCGACTCGACGAGTGGGTGGCGAAGTCGCCCTGTGCGCCGAGCGTTCCGGTGCGACGAGAGCCGACAACCGCCGACCCTCTTCCGCCTCTACCGACGGTAACATGCGAGAACGGCGAATGACGCGGCACTGGCGCGACAAGGGCGACGACGCCAAGCGCTACCACGTCACGATCGCCGTCTCGTCCAGGCTGCGCGATCGGCTGTGGGCGTTCGCCGAGCTACTCGGCCGGCCGCCGACCGTCGTGGCGCACGACCTGATCGACAAAGGCGTTCCGGCGGCGGCCGAGAAGCGGGGAGGCGCGGGGTGAGTTTCGATCCTGACTATATGAGCTCGGAGTTTGCGATAGCTTGCCGGGGCTATCTGTCGATCGATCCGTGTCGGCTGCCCGATATGCTGTGCGCGTTGCCGGATCCGGTCAGCGCCAGGGAGCGTGCCGTCGTCGCGGCGATTCGCTGGCGAATGTTGGCGCAAGAAGCCGTTGCGGCCGAGGAGCAGAGCGCCCGGTTGTTCTATGCGAGGATGTGATGACGGTTCTTCTTTTGCACCGAGCGAAGGCCGAGGTTGAGGCAATGACGCCCGAGCAGCGCGCGGCGATACTGCGTGCGCAACGCGAGTCGTGGGGCGAGCCGTGGGCACGCGCTGAAATGTCGTGGCCGAAACCGAAGTACGAGTGGCGCAATGGCGTGAAGGTCTATGCGTCCTACGAAGATTACTGTAACGACGGAGGCGACAAATGGTTGACGAGTTGGTGTGCATCGGTGGCCCGGTCGACGGCGGGTCGTGCTTGGTCGAGAACGGTATGCCCGTTGTGACGAAGCTGTTTCGGTGGGAGGCGTGGGGCGCTAAAAGGCCGGATGAGCCCGTGGTGGGCGAGACGGTGGCGTACCGGCGCGAGAAGATCAAGGCCGGCGGCGTTGAGGTCGAGTTTCTGGTCTACGCCCCGATGTCGACGATCGACGCAGTGAAGAAGCTGCTGGAGGATCATCGGTCGTGACCGACAAAGTCGAGAAGCTGGCGAGAATCATCGCCGGCGCTGTCACCGGGATCGACCCTGACACGCGCATCAGTCCGATTCCGCAGCGCGAGGTCGGCTATGTCGCGGCATGGGTCATCCAGCCCGAGGCCAGCATTCGACCGCTGTGGACGTGGTACGCGCCTGTTGCGGAGGCCGTTCTCGCCGCTGGTTTCGACTGTGCCGGTGATCTGGTAGCTGTGCAGCCGGGCGATCCCGGCGCGGTTCCGGCCGGGGCCGTCGCGTGGAGCGAGATCGATCGCGACGCGAAGCAGGCGGCGAACGACGCGTGGCGTGAGAGGATGGGGCTTGCCTGATGGCTCCGCGCGCCAGGAAATGGCTCAAGCTGCTCGAGGAGTTCGTCGCCGAGCTCCGCATCAAGTCGAAGGAAATCGTCTCCACCGACGAGCGCGGCGCGAAGCTGGAATTGTGGGAAAGCCAGCGTCGTTTTCTTCAGGCGATCGGCCAGGGCCTCGACGACGACGTTCATTCGTTCAATTGCCTGAAGAGCCGACAGCTCGGCGCCACGACGATCAGCTTGGCGATCGATGTCTTCTGGCTAGCGGTTCACTCCAATTTGATCGGCTGCCTCGTCACCGATACCGAGAAGAACCGCGAGGTCGATCGTGGCATTATCGAAGGCTACGTCGCTTCGTTTCCTGAAGGCTACTTCAGCGACGCATTTCGCATCGTCAAGTCGAATCGGCAGATGCTGCAGTTCTCGAACGGCTCTCGGCTTGATTTGTTGGTGGCCGGCACTAAGAAAAAATCTATCAGCTGGGGCGAGGGCCAGGGTTACGCGCTGATGCACGCCACGGAGGTGGCCGCATATGGCGATGTCGAGGGCTTCAAGTCGCTTGAAGAGGGCCTGGCGCAGGCAAACCCGAATCGGTTGTTTATTCGCGAATCGACCGCCAAGGGCATGAACCACTGGCGCACGCGTTGGATGGCAGGCCTTGATGATTTGACCGAGCGCTCGTTCTTCATCGGCTGGTGGGCCGGCGACAACAACCGCATTACGCGCGGCGATCCGCGGTTCTCGACCTACGGGCTTTCGCCGCCGACCGGCGCCGAAGCAAAGATGATCAAGGACGTGGAGAAGATCTACCGGCACCGCATCACGACCGAGCAACTGGCGTGGTTCCGTTGGAAGCAGTCCAAGGCCGGCGCCGAACAGAATCTTCTCGAGCAAAATCAGCCGAGCACGGCCGAGGACGCGTTTGTCCAGACCGGATACAGCTTCTTCCAGGTCGCGGTGATCGGCCAGGACATGAAGCGGATACAGGACAACCAGCCGATCTTTAAAGGCTATCGTTACGAGGTTGACGGCGACTTCTTTAATTTCAAGATGATCACGATGGACCCGAACGTCGATGATGTCGACAATGTTGAGCTGAAGGTCTACGAGGAGCCAGTCGACGGCGCGCAATACGTGATCGGTTTCGACCCGGCCTATGGCCGAAACGACCACAAGGACCATCATGCGATTCTGGTGTTCCGCTGCTTCGCCGACAAGATGGTGCAGGCCGCCGAGTACATTACGGCCGACGTCGAAACCAAGCATGCATCGTGGGTGCTGTTCCACCTCTGCGCCGCCTACCGCAATTCGATGTGCAACGTCGAGCTCGGCGGGCCGGGTCGGCTGGTGATGAGCGAGTTCGAACACCTGCGTCAGTTGATCGGCGCCGAGATGAACGTCGTCAAGACAGAGGCGCGCGGCTGGGGAGACGCCGGCGCGCAGGCGCGCTGGTATCTCTACCACAAGGTCGATAGCCCCGGCGCCGGCTACATGGCCAATTTCGAGACCAATTGGCGCACCAAGATGGAACTGCTGCACGGCTATCGCGGCGTCTATTCGAGCCGTGAGATCGATATCCGCTCTTGGCCACTGCTGCGCGAAATGTCGATCGTCGTCGTCAACGACGGCGAGATCGGCGCGCCGGAGTCGACCGACGAGAACATGAAGGACGATCGGGTGTTCGCCGCCGCGCTGGCGGCGCGCGCCTGGACGGACTGGGTCCGCAAGGACATGATCGCTCAGGGCTTGACTTACGACGTGGTGATGAAGGCCGAGCCGGGTCAAGAGACGAAGCAGGAGACGGCGGTCAACTCGATCGTGCGTAACTTCTTGCGGACGCAAGAGGAGCGGGCGAACGCCGAGCCGGAACCGCCGAAGTGGAAATCTGATTTGGGGCTTGTGTGATGGCAAAGCAGTCGAGAGACTATAAATTTGCAGCGCCTGACGAGGGCGTCAAAATGCCGCAGTCGGAAGACGATGCGCTGTTTGGCGACGATTCGCCGGCCGAAGCGCCGCCCGCCGAGCCCGAAGATCCGATGCGCAACTGGCACGCAATGCCGGAGCCGCCGGAAGTCGGCGGACGCTACGGCGCGCCGCCCTACGACCATGCGCTGGTGCTGCTGACGCTCGACGGCGAGCAGAGCGTCGTGGCGCAATGGCAGGCGTCGCGGCGTTGGGCAGGGACCGGCGCGGGCAAGCGCTGGGAAGCCTATGGCTTCTGGGCGCAGCGCAACACCGGCGGCAAGCCGGTGGCGTTCGTGCCGAAGGGCTGGCGGGAGTGGCAGGGATGACGACGACGTCCGTTGATTCCGAGTGGGTTGATTCGGATCGTTTTTCAGGCCCCAAGATGAAACGAATCACCTTCGAGTGCGGGAAATGCGGGCATCGTTGGGTTCGCACTCTGAAGGCCGAACCGAAGCGCGACCCGCCTTGTCCAAATCGCCGCTGCGTCGAAACGTCGCAGATAGCCGATCTTAAGCGCGAGAACGAGAACCTGCGCCAGATGCTCGAAGAGGGCCGCGCGCCGGCGACGATCGGCCAGAACATTCGTGTCAAGGCGGTCGACGAGACGGCGCGCATCGTCATGGAGGACGGCCACTATACCGACTTGCGCGACAACATCCGCGAGGGCGAGTCGATGGAGCCCAAGCTGCCACAGGCTCAGCAGGCGCTGGCCGACGCGATGTTCTCCAACAAGGCCGACGCCAAGACGCCGGTGATCTCGGCCGACGGTCGCCGCGGCATGACGATTCCTTCGGCGCGGCTGCGCGCCGTTGGCGAGCGGGCGATTCGCGGGGCTTACGCGCGTAATTCGGTCAAGCCGACGGAGATCATCCCGGCCTCGAGGCCGGCGCCTGTGGCGATCAAGAACGAGCGTTACAATCCTGGTCGGCCGAGCGCCGAGGGCTATAAGAAAGGGTGACAAAATGCCGAGGATCACGAAAACCAAGGGCGCTGGCGCGTTCGCCAAGGCCGTAGCGCCGACCAAGGCTCCGACGACTGCCGCCAAGACGGGTCGCATCTCCAATCTCGGCGAGTGGGCGCATCCGCCGAAACGTAAGGGAGGGAAGTGATGGAGATTCGTTATCCAATCAAGACTAAGGATCTGGAGGTTAAGAACATTGTAGTTCGAGACGGTGTTTTTGATCCTGAGCATTGTATGGAATTGGAAGTTCCGTACATCGAGGACCAACGGTTTCAGGACTCTTCGATTGGAGATGTGCTTCGATTTCAAGTTTCTAAGAACATGATGGGTTTTGAAAAGGCGTGTGCCGCTGCGCTTCTTGAAATATTAAAGATGGCGGAATATGGCGTGAGGCTTCCGGTTCACGGTAAGTCGCGCATCGCGCGAATTTGTCGAGAGGCGCTGGGCGCCTCTCGGGTTATGCCGAAAGGCAAGAAAGGTTGACGTTTAGGCCGAATTGGCCTATCGTCGAGCCGTTCCGCACAGGTCCCCCAACCTGCGGGTCGGATGTTTCCTCCCAGACTACCCCGCCGCGTACTACGGCCCTACGCGGTGGGGTTTTTCATTTCTTGCCGCCTGAGTGCATGGCGAGTTTCATCTGCGCTTCTTTTTGCTCGGCTTCGGCTTTGGCGATCTCGCGGCGCGTGATGTTGGCCTGAACCGATTCGGGGTCGGTGATGTCGAGATGCTCGACCGCCTCGATCGGTGACAACAGGCCGGTCTTCAGCATGTCGAAGATCAGCGCTTTGCCGTCGGCCGAGAACGCCGGCGACGACGAGTGCTCGTCGACTGTCAGCGTCACGTCGTCGGGAAGATCGTCGAAGCTGAAGTAGACCGGAACCATGCCTTTGGCCGGCGGCGTCAGCAGCAAGTTTTCTTCCGGCGTCGATACGTTCTGCAGCGAAGCTTCGGCCTCGGGAACCCAGGCGACGAGCTTCTTGGCGACGTGGACGCGCGCCATGTCGAGCGTCAGTGCGCCGCTGCGTTCGATGTCGCGTTCGATCAGCAGCGCGCGATCCTTGAAGCGCGGCGAGAACATGCGAACCAGCGTGTCGGCGTGGGCGCCGGAGCGCACGCCTTTTTCGCCGTGGCCTTTGGCGATCGGCGGCACGCCCATCATCTCGTCGAACATGCGTTCGTATTCGTGCAGTGAGGCCCACAGGTCCTGCGGAATTTCGACGCGATCTTTCTCGATCTTGGCGTTGGCGTTCATTTCGACGTAGTAACCGCCCGGCTTCTTGTATTTCGACAGCGCCAGCTGGTTGACGCCGGTCGAGCCGACGAACCTGGTCGTCGGGTCTTCCTGCATGCGCAGCATCTTGTTCGTGCCGACGAGCCGCGCGTTGATCGCCTCTTGCAGGAAGATCAGGCGCTGTACCTCGGACGCGCCCCAGAAATAGGTCGGTACGGGATTGGGGCAGAACGTCGAATAGGGGTGGTCGCCCTTCAAGCACGGCGCCGAAGTTTGCGATGACGGGTCGAACGCCAGCGCATTCTGGATCGTGTATTTTCCCATCACCAAGAGGTCGTCGCCGACGATCTGGAACGTCGCCCAATCTTCGCGCTGGTCGTCCCAGATCCACGTCTCGTTGAGCTCGATCAACGTCTGCTCGACGGCCGGATCGAGCTGTGGTTGCGGGCGGCCCATCCAGTCGACGCGCCCGTTTACCTGGGGTCCGCCTTGTCCCGCCGCCTGCATCGGATAGAGACCGCCGACGGTGATGTTCATCGCCGTGCCGCCGCGCGTGTCGGTCAGGCCGGCGCTGTCGCGCGTATAGGCTTTGACCTTCTTCAGCATCTCGTTTTTATCGGGGTGGTTCTTCACCAGGCCGACGAATTGGTCGAACGTGACCAGCATCGAGTGGTTGAAGGCGCCCATGTTCTCGTCGAGGCGATCGTAGTTCTCGCGCAGCACGCCGAAATCCTCGGGCTGCACCAGCCATGTCGACAGGCGCCCGCCGGCGAAGCTCTGCTTGACGAGCCCTTTGCCGCGCACCAAGCCGATGTTGACCGCCTGGCTGAACATCGAGTCGCCGTCGCAGCGCCGGTATTGGTTTCGGATGTGCGCGGCCGCGGCGCGGCCTTTGGCTTCGTTGATCACCGAGGGATAGTCGGGGTCGCCGATGTGGAAGCGCAGCGATACGGGGGAAAACAGAAGGGATTCGAGGTCGTCGAGCGACACCCA